AGAGACTTAATCTCAGAACAGTCGTCAACAGTATCTCGAAGAGAAGATTCATCAATAACATCTTTGTTTGAAGCAAGATATAATACCTACAAGAGCCATCTCAAACTACGAGTAGGAGCTGCAATTCTCTGGACTTACCGAGGAGAAAAGAACCCTTCACCTTCCAAAGGCCTAGAAGTAACCGCACCAGTCGCAGGGCCACTGACACCCGCACCTGTCGCTTCCAAAGAAAAAGAAGCCGTGTCTGAAACAGACAAAGCTCTATTCCTAAGTTCAATCACTGCTTTATCAAATGCTAAACGCTTGTCATCATTAATAGAATCATTACGAGAGGTCAAGAAACCTTTAATAGCTGTAAACAACTCCTCAGGAATCATAACACGCGCACCGCGCCTCTGTGCCAAACACAAATGTATAAGCTGATCAAAAAGATCGCGGCGAGTACGAAAATATACGACATTCGAAATGATGCAATTAGTACACCAGGTAGCAAGATCCGTAGGATCAACATCAAAAGAAAAAGATTGATTCGTAGCGAAACATAATACTCTTAAGCCTTGTTTCATAGGTAAAAAGAGGGCTGCAATTCTCTGGACTAGCGGCCCTGAGTAGTAAGGCTAAAAAGCCACGCTTCCTGACGACGCCCTGTCCACTCTTCATTTTCCCATGCAGCCATTTATTTGCAGAAGAAAAGTGCGTATATGCAATCGTCTCAATACCAGTTGTCAGTCCGTGACTTAGCGACCATCCGGTATTGCGTTCTGTCAATGCGAGCCTTACTCACATGACCATACTCATCCATAACCTCAGAAATCATCAGAGCATACTTATCCCAGACATGCTGAGGATGCATACTCAATTCTTCCAAAGCTGTCTCAAGAGCCGCAATCTTCATCCTGCGCTCTTCCTTCTTGTTCTTGCTCCAATAAGGAACATACAAAAAGCTCTCCAACTCTAAAGGGCAAAGCCAGTCGTTGTCTTCACAAATAAACCCACGCTTAAGAAAAGTCAACTGAGAAATAGGAAAAGTTTCCTTAAACTCACCGGTCTTATCTCCGGGGGTGTAAACCAAACCAAACAATTCTTTCAAAGCTACTGACACCGTGCATTGATT